CATCCGCGCGCCATCGCCACCACCACGCCCAAGTCACGGGCGTTCGTTCGCACGCTGTCCGAACTGCCGACCACCCACGTGACGCGCGCCAGCACCATGCAAAATCCGCATCTGTCGGAGCTGGTCCGCAACCGGTTGTACGACCGCTACGGCGGCACGCGCCTCGGCCGCCAGGAGCTCGAAGCCGAATGGCTGGACGACGTGCCCGGGGCGCTCTGGACGCGCGAGAACCTCGAGCGTAACCGTGTCACCCACGCCCCCGACCTGGTGCGCATCGTCGTCGCCATCGACCCGTCCGGTGGCGAGACCGACGGGCACGCGGAATGCGGCATCATCGCGGCCGCCAAAGGGGCCGACGGCCACGGCTACATCCTGCGCGACGTGTCCGAGCGGCTGTCTCCCGAGCGCTGGGCGCGTCGCGCGGTGCAGCTGTACCACGAGCTCGGCGCCGATCGGCTGCTGGCCGAAAAGAACTTCGGCGGCGACATGGTCGCCTCGACGCTGCGTTCGGTCGAGCCTGGCCTGCCGATCAAACTCGTGACGGCGAGCCGCGGCAAGCGTGTTCGCGCCGAGCCCGTGGCGTCTCTTGACGAGCAGGGCAAAATACACCATGTAGGCGCCGGCATGCCCATCCTCGAAGACCAGCTGTGCTCCTGGGTGCCCGACTCGGGCGATCCCAGTCCAGACCGGCTGGATGCGCGCGTCTGGGCCATCACCGAATTGATGCTGGGCGGTGCGGAGGTCCGATTTATATGAGTTTGCTGGATCGTTTCACACACCCGGTGCGCCGCGACCGACCGGTGGAGCAGCCGGTGCAACCGGTCCTCCAGCAAAAAATCTATTACTACCAGGACTACATTCCGCCGGCGGTCTCCACCAATCCGAGTGTGTATGACGCGATCCGCTTGGGCACGCTCGTCTCCGGCCCCGGCACGCAAGGCCTCACCTATCAGGCGTGGCACCAGGAGGACTTTAACTCGGCGGTCTTCGCGTGTCTGAACGCGATCGGTGTCTCCTACCCGGAGGCGCAGTGCAAGGTGTACCGCGAAAGCAAACCGGGGCAGAAAGACGAAATACCGGACCATCCACTCCAGCAGATCCTGGATACGCCAAATCCGTACATCAGCCGCGAAGATCTGTGGTGGTGGACCCAGTGGAGCAAACACATCTACGGCAACGCCTACTGGCGCAAAATCCGCTCCGGTGGACCCGGCAGCAACGTCGTCCAGTTGTGGCCGATCTCACCACTGAATATCGTGCCGGTGCTGCTGCGCGAAGACGCACTGTCGGGCATCTTCATTTCGTACTACGCCTACACCTTCGACCCGCACCAGCAGCCTGAATTGATCCCGCCCGAAGACATCGTCCACTTCCGGCTGGGCATCGACGACCGCGACCACCGCCTCGGCGTCTCGCCGTTGGCGCGCCTGGTGCGCGAGGTCGCCGGCGACGAGCAGGCCCACGCGTGGCAAACCAGCATGCTCGAAAATGGCGGCACCATCGGCATGCTCATCCAGGTACCCCAGGACTCGAGCATCACCATGGAACAGGCCGAAGAGATGAAAACGCGCTTCGAGGAGCGCTTTTCTCAGAACAACCGCGGCCGCACCGGCGTGCTGATGGGTGGCGCCGAGGCGAAACCCTACGGCTTCAGTCCTGAACAGATGGACATGAAGGCCTTGCACCGCATCCCCGAGGAGCGCATCGCGGCGGTGCTGCGTGTGCCGGCCATCATTGCCGGGCTCGGCGCGGGGCTCGACCGCTCGACGTACGCCAACTTCCGCGAGGCGCGCGAGATGTTCGCCGAGCTGACGCTGATGCCGCTGTACGGTTTCGACGCGGCCGCGCTGAATATGCAGCTGACGCCCGAGTTCACCAGCGATCCGAAGATCCAGGTCGCCTTCGACGTGACCGACCTGCGCGCCTTCCAGGAGGACGAGGACGCCAAATGGAAGCGGCTCGATGCGGCCGTCAAGACCGGTTGGGTGCGACCCAACGAAGCCCGCACCGACGTCGGCTTGCCGCCGGACATGGACAAGCTCGAGCCCGCCGCGCCGTCTGGCTTCGCCGGCTTCCCACCCGCGCAGCAGCCGCTGCCTGGGACCGAAACGCAGCAAGGGGAATCCGACACGGCCTTGCCCGGCACCAAGCAATCCCAGCAGCCACTCACGCCCGAGCAGGCCACCAGCATGCTGCCCGACGTGCTGCAGGCCCTGGTCACGCTCGGCACGCCCGGCACCACCGAGGATCTCAATCGATACTTCGCCGGCCAACACCAGCGCGTCACGCGCGAACTGGAACGGCATGCCTGATAGACCAGCGATGCTCCCGTGGAAGGTCTGTATGTGCCGACATCGCGGTGACGACCACGACGAGGACGATCACCACTGCAGAGTGTGCACTTGTCAGTCATTTGTGCTTGGCGGCAGAACTCGGTTCATCAGCCGTTCCGGGATCATGGTGATCGGCGAAGACGGAAAATACGTGCCGTGGGTCAATACGATGGGTCCCCTAGGCAGACACCCTGGTGCCTGACGTCAACGAGATCTACCACTCGGACGACGAGCGGGCGCGGCTGTACGCCATTCTCGAGCAGCGCTACCTGCAGATGCTCACCGCGGTGCAGGCGGCACTGATTCGCCTGTTCGGCATGGACGAGCAGTTCCGCGTGCACGACGCCGACGTCAACGCCCTGCTCAGGGACGCTGCCCAGCGCGTGGTCCGCATTGATGAGACCACGCGCCAGAACATCGCCGAGCAACTGCGGGTAGGGCAGGCGCTCGGACTCTCAACGTACGACATCGCCCACGGTCGCGCCGACATCGGCTACCACGGCGTGGATGGGCTCTACTCGGAGACCTGGAAGGGCCGCGCCGACATGATCGCGCGCACCGAGCTGCAGCACGCGCAGAACGAGTCGGCGCTGAACCGCTACGCCGCCAGCGGCCTGGTCGACCACGTGCGCATCATCGACGGCTGCGAGTGGGATGAGGCCTGCTGCGCGCGCAACAACACCGTGGTTCCCATTACCGATCGTCCACAACTGAACCATCCCAATTGCACGCTGGTCGTCGTCCCCGTCGTGCGGGAAGGAGTGATCTGATGCCAGCCAGGTCCCAGAAACAACGCGCGTTTTTGAACTGGAAGTTCGGGCACGCGTGGGTCAGACGGCATCATTTCGCCAATAAAGGCAAGCTGCCGACCCGCGTCAAAAAGCGGCGCAAGTGATCAAGGGGCCGCGCGTCCTGGCGCTCACCGGCGAAGAGGATGGCTGCACGCTCTGGCGCGTCTGGCTCCCGTTCGCCGAGCTCGAGCACCGCGGCTACGCGGCCTGGTGGTGCTCCAAGGACGATCCCCGCCTCGGCACCTCGGAATGGACCTATCTGGCGGCCACGCGGCTCGAGGCGGTCATCCTGCCGCGGCTGTCATGGCAGGACCAGCGATACGCGCGCGCCTTCATCGATTCACTTCATCGCACTGACCTGGCTGTGATTTACGACCTCGACGACGACCTGCTATCGCCACAGATCGAGGCCAGATTGCACGCCACACTGCAACAGTCCAAAACGCTCGAGCGGCTCGAGCAGGATCGTCGCGACCGCATCGCGGCCGTCCGACTGTGCGACGGCGTCATCACCAGCAGCGAGACGCTCGCCGAGGTGGTCAATCAGTACACCGACGTGCCGGTCGAGGTGGTGCCCAATGCCATTGACGTGGCCTGGTTCCGTCGCGTGCTGCGCGGCAGTCCGCGCGCAGTGCCGCCACTCACGATCGGTTGGGCTGGCGGGACGCGCTACGCCGAGGACCTGCTGCCGGTCGCCGAAGCCTGGGCAACCATTGCGCGTACACGTCCACACGTGAACTTCGTGATTCAGGGCTTCGTCACCCCCGAGCTCGCCCAGGCCGTGCCGGCCGAGCGGCTGTACGTCATCCCCTGGATGCGCGCCGCCGACTACCCGCGCGGACTCAAGAACGTTGACATCGCGTGCTGTAGCGTGGCGCCGTCACACTTCAACCGCTGCAAGACACCCATCAAACTCTGGGAGTTCACCCTGGCCGGCGCGGTCTCGGTCGTCTCGCCCACCCTGTACGGGCCTGTCGTCGCCCCCGAACAGGACGCGCTGGTCGCCGAGACCGCCGCCGAATGGACCGACGCGCTGCTCGAGCTGGTCGATGACTGCGAGCTGCGCCGCCGGCTCTGGAAAGCCCAGCGGCGACGGGTGGCGACCGAACACGCTCTGAGCACCAACGTGCTCGAGTGGCCGCGGGCATGGAGTCGCATCATCCAGTGCTACAGGCAAGTTGCGGCGTGAAGGACTATCGCTGCCCCCAGTGCAATCGGCTGCTGTTTCAGTCGGATGCACCCGCCGGCAACGTCAAGACCGTATGCCGCACGTGCATGGGCCTCAAAGTTGTGCATCTTGACCCCAAGAAAGTTAAGCCCCAAACTACGGCCAGGTAGTCGTCGAGGGCCGCAGAGCCCCTAGCTGCGCGAGAGGGCCGCCGAGCCCCAGTGCGCGGTGGGGTCGCGGCGTGGACTACAAAGCAGTCACCTTCGAGCTCGAGGAGGTGAAGGCGCGCGAAGACGGCTGGTCGTTCAGCGGCTACGCCAGCACCTTCGGCAACGTCGACGAGGGTGGTGACGTTGTCCTGCGCGGCGCCTTCCGGAAGTCTCTCGCACGGCGCGTACCCAAGCTGCTGTGGCAGCACGACATCACCGAGCCTATTGGCAAAGTCGTCGACCTCGAAGAGGACGACCGCGGCCTGCATGGTCAGTTCAAGCTCAGCAAGACCGCCCGCGGTCAGGACGCCTATCAACTGCTGAAGGATGGCGCCATCGACTCGATGTCGATCGGCTACCTGCCGTCCGAAAAAAGCCTGACCCCAGACGGCGTGCGGCAGCTCAGCGCCGTCGACCTGCTCGAGATCTCCCTCGTCTCCCTGCCGATGAACGAGGAGGCCCGCGTCACCGCGATCAAGGCGGCGGCGCGGGCAGATCTGCCCGTTGCTACCGGGCCCACCGTCACCGCGTTGAGACTCGGCATTGCTCGCCGTCGTCTCGAGCGCTTGCACCTCCTGGAGCCCGTATGAGCACGAATGGAACCGTCGAATCGACCTACAAGCCCGAGCCCCTGTTTACCAAGGAACAGATCGGCAACATGGTGCTGGCCGAGGTGCAGGCCAACCTCAAAGACCAGTACGAGAAAGCCGAGGCCATCGAGCGCCGCTATGACGGTCTGATCACCGACGCCGAGGACGAGCACCAGGTCAAACGCCACCTGCTGACCGTCGATGCGCTCGTCGAATACGAGGGCCGGCTCCGCGATGCGCTGGACCGCAAACAGCGTGTCTCGAGCGGCCTGGACCTGTACTCGCGCCCACAGAACAACCACGTCCAACCAAACAACCAGGCCCCGCAGCTGCTCAGCCCTGGCGATCAGTTCGTGCGCTCGGCCGAGTGGAATCAGCTCAGAAAATCCGGCAGGTTCGAGTCATCGCTGCACCGCAACGAGTTCGCTGTCATGCTGGCCAACGGCACGAGCCTGATTAGCTGGCAGCGGGCGCTGGAGCAGAAAACGATCATCAACTCGGGCAGCGGCTCGGCCGGCGCGATGGTCTTCCCGGACATCCAGCCCGGCGTCGTCAGCATTCTGCAGCGCGAGATCAACGTGCTGGACCTGATCCCACGCCTGGGCACCGACTCCAACGTGGTCGAGTGGGTGCGTGAGACCGCCTTCACCAACGCCGCGGCGCCCACGCCTGAAGCGACCGTTTCGACGGGCACCACGGGCACCAAGCCCGAGTCGGCGCTGACGTATCAGGCCATGACCACCAACGTGCACACGATGGCGCACTGGATCCCGGTCACCAACAACGCCCTGAACGACGCGCCGCAGATCCGCGGCATCATCAACTCGCGCCTGTTGCTCGGCCTGACCCTCACCCTGGAAACGCAGATCGTCAGTGGCGATGGGACGGGCGAGAACTTCACGGGTATCCTGAACGCCGGCATCGGCAACCAGCCACTCGGCACCGACAGCACGCTGGATGCCGTCTTCAAGGCGCGCACGATGGTGCGGGTTGTTGGGCACGCGCGGCCGAACGCCATCGTCATGCACCCGTACAACTGGCAGACGGCCAGGCTATCGCGCGAGAACGTCGCCTCAGCCACACTCGGCGGCTACATGATGGGTCCGCCCAGCATGACTGGCGCCAACACGGCCTGGGGTCTGCCGGTGGTCGAATCCGAGGCGATCCCGCAGGGCACGGCGCTCGTCGGCGACTTCGCCATGGGCTGCACGCTGTTCGATCGCGAACAGTCGAATATCCGCGTCGGCCTGGTGAATGACAACTTCATCAGGAACATGCAGACGATCCTGGCCGAGCTCCGCGCCGCGTTCATCGTGTGGCGGCCGACCGCCTTTGCGCGTGTCACTGGAGTCACCTAGATGCAGTACGAGCCCAATCCGCCACCGCAACCCGATCCTGAGCCCGAGCCCCAACCGGAGCCCGAGCCGGAGCCCGTTCCGCCCGCGTGAGCTTCGTCACCCTCGCCGAGTTCAAGGAAGCCATCGGCATCACCGACACCACGTCGGATGTCGACCTGCAGCGCGCGCTGGATGCCGCCGCGGACTGGATCGTCTCCTACACGGGACGCACCTTCAGTCCCGTCGACACCAGCGCGTCGCCCAAACTGTTCCTGGCCTACGACAACGACGTGCTGGACGTGCCCGACGTGCAGAGCGTCAGCCTCGTGGAAATCGACCAGCACGGCGATGCCACGTTCTCGGAACAACTGCCGGCCACCGACTACGACCTGTATCCGCTGATTTTGCTGCCCGGCAACGGCGGCTACCTGCAGATCCGCATCAAGCCGATATCCACGGTTTGGTTCCAGCCGGGCTACCAGGTCCGCGTCACCGGGACCTGGGGCTATGGCGCCACGGTGCCGGCGGGCGTCAAGGAAGCCAACATCATCCTGGCCAATCGGTTCTTCCATCGGCCGAGCGCGCCGTTTTCGCTGTGGGAAGCGCCGCAGACCGGCCAGCTCGCGCAACTGCAGGCGGTCGACCCCGATATCGCCTCGCTGCTCAGTAACTACGTCACGGTCGGCGGCTCGGGCCGGCCCGCGCTGGAGACCTGGGTCCTGGTGTGAGCGTGCAGCTCGGACCCGAGTGGGACGCCTTTCTCAGGCGCTTGCAGCTCACGCCCGAGCAGATGGAGCGCGACATGCGGCTGACGCTGCAGGCCAGCCTGCTGCTGATCGAAGCCGACGCGCGTCAGAACGTACGCCAGGACACGCGCCGCCTGGCGGGCAGCATCAACAGTCGGATTACGGGGACGTATCCGAGTCTGGTTGGGGAGGTGGGACCCGACGTGCGCTACGGACGCTTCGTCGAGTTCGGCCGCCGCGCGGGCGCGCGCATGCCGCCAGTCGATGCCCTCCTCGGCTGGGTGCAGCGGCATTTTCACGCGCCCCGCGCGCGCGTCAACCAGAACACGCTCCGCGGTGAAGCCTTCGCCCTGGCGCGGGCGATCGCCCGTCGCGGCATTCCGCCGCGACCGTTCATGCTGCCGGCCTACGAGCACAATCGGGCGCGCATCACCGCGGCCTTCGCCCGCCTCGGGCTGCGCACGGTGGCCTACTGGGCAGGCAATCCGCTCTGGACCGGCAACCCGTGAGCGTCGAGCTGCTGGCCGTCGAGCCGACCATCCAGGACATCACTAACGGCCTGCAGCGCGTGCTGGCCACCATCAGCGGATTGCGCGCATATGCCATCGAGCCCGACAAGCCGAATTTCCCGATGGCGTATCCGCGGCTCGTCGATTGGACCTACGACCAACAATACGGCGGCGGCTCGACGCGCTGGCACTTCGACATCTGGATCCTGGTCGGCATCGAGTCCCAGTTCGGACGCGCCCAGAACGAGCTCAACGCCTACCTCGCCCCGTCGGGTGCGCAGTCGATCAAAGCCGCGATTGACGCGGATCCGCGACTGGGCAGCACGGTCTCGTATGCCACCGCGACCGGCGGCGGCGCCTATGGCCGCGTCGACATCGCCGGCCTGGCCGCCCTCGGCGCCAGCATGCGCATCGAGGTGCTCACGTGAGTCCCTGGTTGTCGGTGGTGATTCCGACCGTTGGACGTGAAACGCTCGCGCTGACGCTCGAGTC